GGAATCCAAACTAACCGGATGGTCTTCGGACTATTACAAACTACCCGAGGATGCGACGGAACTTCAGGATCTGATCGAGCATAAGAACATGAATTTCGCCGTCGCCAACATCTTCAAGGCTGCATATCGTCTTGGGGCCAAGGATGGTACGACCGAGAAGTATGATCTGGAAAAGATCATATGGTTTGCTCAACGTGAGTTGGCGAGACATAATCAACCGACCACCTTCAAGGTCGCACTCAAGGTCTCGGAGGCACTGGCAACAAAGCTGGAGGAACGCGTTGCGAAGCAAGTCGAACAAGGATGGGCTGACCACCGTCAGTTAGACCTTGATTATCCCACAAACCACAAGCCTTGGCCAGATACTGACTGATACCGAATTAGGCAATGATTCCAATGAGTTATGGGATTGTTGCCTTTTTTTGGGGGGTTTAGGGCGCAATGCGAAGAACTACCCTTTAGAACGGAGAGGATCTAATGGATAAATTACCAAGATTTACAGCCGAGTTGATATACGAACTCGATGAAGCCATCCCGTACACCAGTTTTCCCCATACCCAAGAAGGTATCGCGGACCTATCGGAGAGGGCAATACGACGCCTTGCGTTTCAGGCCGGTCAGCGTGCACTGATTGATGACCTGCTAACCCTACTCAATGAGGATACTGATGGGAACAGAAGTAGTTTTGATAGCCATGATGGCAGCCACAGCAGCGGGGTCGATGATCTCATCGCGACAGCAAACGAAGGCTCAGAACAAGACGAATGATCAGATAGCTGCACGCTATGCTGCTGAAGAGAAGCGCCGACGCGATGGCAAGGAAGCTGAAAAGTCTCTAGCTGAACAGGCAGAAGCCAAGCGACAAGGACGACTCGAAGCTAACCGTGACGACGCGGACAAGCTACGGGACTTCACGTCCATAGCCGGGTCGGATGACCAAGACCTACGACAAGGCCTCCAGATCGGGGCAAAGGGAGCAGACGATGCTTAAGGAACGCTATAACACAGGATCTAAGGAGCGTTCCCAATTCCTAAGACGGGCGCAACACAATGCCCTACTAACGATCCCCTCACTCATGCCGATGGACGGTAAGAAGGATGGTGCACATCTGGTCGAACCTTATCAAGGTCTCGGATCGATGACTAACATCCATCTGTCTTCGCGCATGGCAATTAATTTCCTCCCTGCGGGTCGCCCGTATCTACGGCTCGACCTTCCTCCTCGTGTACAAATGGAGTTGGAAGGCGAAGTACCCACAGACATCAGCGTCGGCTTGTCCAAGTCAGAACAAATGATACAAGCCGAGGTCGAGGATAAGGGTTGGCGGAAGTCAACATTGATGACCCTACAGCAATTGATTTGCTCCGGGAATATCCTAGAATTTCTCCAACCCAACAACACAATCAAGCACTATCGTCTTGATCAGTATGTCCAATGGTTCGACAACGAAGGTCGATTCATCGAATGTGTTATCAAGGAAGAGTTCCCCGCGAGCGAGATCCCTGAGAGCATGAACCCACCGTCACAGGTAGGGGCTACGATGAACGGTGAAGAGAAGGTCGAACTCTATACACAGGTCAAGTATATCGGCAACGGGAAGTATCGTCGGATCATGACGTGGTCTAATGATGAACCCGTTGGTCAGCCCACTGAGTGGGATGAAGCACGTATGCCATACATCCCCCTTGGATGGACGTGGATGCCCGGAGAGAATTATGCCCGTGCTAAAACCAGCGATCACATTGCCGACCTACGTAGCTTGGATGCCTTGGAGAAAGCTCAGTTGGAGATGGCTGCAATGGCATCTCGAAACTTCATCCTCATACGACCGGGCGCGACCGCCAACACTCTGCGCTCTCGACTCACACGAGCAAGAAATGGTGATGTCTTGGTGGCGGACCCAGATAGCGTCGCAGCAAAGACGTTCGAGAATTTCCGTGGTGTGCAGCAGATCCAACAGCACATTCAGGTGTTGAGAGATTCCCTCTCGCGTGCCTTCCTCCTAACTTCTGGGGGGCAGCGGGATGCTGAACGTGTGACGGCTACTGAGATCGAGCGAGACATCGCAGAAATTGAGAGCGCCCTAGGTGGCGTCTTCTCCATGTTGGCTCAAGAGATGATGAAGCGTCGGACGCAAGTTCTGATGTTTCAGATGATGGATCAACAGAAGTTGCCTAAGGTTGATGACAACATGGTAACCCCCACGATCCTGACGGGTCTTGAGGCGTTGTCTCGCGAGCGTGATGTATCACGGGCCATGCAGGCCGCACAGATTGTCCAAGCCTTCGGGCCTGAAGCCGTCGATGTGGTTAAGCTTGAGCAGGTGATTGGACGTGCGTTCATAGGCCTTGGTATCGCGGATTCAGTTCGTTCTGAAGAAGAGATCCAACAAATCAAGGCAGAGCGTCAACAGGCGCAACAAGAACAGGCTGCACTAGAGAAGCTTGGTCCCGAAGTGGTCAAGCAAGCTGGACAGCAACAACAACAAGGTGGGTAGTAATGAAAGCAAAGCGAGGGTTAGGAAATAAACCCAAGGTACATGAACGTCCCGGTTACGGCGGCGGCGGAGGCAGCGGTAGTTGGGGAGGCGGCGGTGCCCAAGGCGGATTGTTCGGGATGCAACGCTCCTTACACAATAAGGCACCTGCATCAACGAGTTCGCGTATGAGCAATCCCAACTACGAAAGTCCGAAAGCAATCCAACGGCAGAACTTCAAGGATGAAGTTCGGGACGGCCTGTCTACAGGCTTGAAGCAGAAATCACTCAAGGGCAAGAAAGTCCTACAGATATTGAAGAAGTACTGATATGGGATCAACACCAACTAAAGAGAAGCCAACACGCGGGCGCATGTCCGCTGGCTTGAACAAGGTCAAAGCAAACAAAGCTGATAAAGCTAAGACCTCTGCGATGTCTGCGCCGACGAAGCCCAACGCCACAGACTATGGTGGGTCCGCTGGTAAGGGTTCACGTCTGGCGAATGTCCGTCCACGTAATGTCACACTGTCCAAGCAGACAGGTGTGGTGAAGACGGGCGGCGGGGACTACCCCGTGTACGCCAAGAAGTCTTCTGCCGCTAAGTCCTTCCGTGCATCCTTCTCGGACGCACGCGCAAAGAAGCTTAGTGTCTTCAAATGGCAGGGACGCAAGTACAACACCAAACTCAAGAAGTAGTATATGGCACTAACACCTAAAGACTTTAGGCTAGGCAAACAGGGCGTAGTGATCGGTGGAGATAACATACCGTTCAGCGCCGACCGCCGAACAGCCTACTTAGCATATAAGCAGAACAGGGCAACTCCAGAACAAATCGAGTTGCTCATGGAAACTGACACTATGCTCACAAAAGCAATGAATGGAGAAGAAGATGCCCCCGGAACAAACTGATGCCAACGTATCCGCATCAACGGTCGTCGGGTCGCAAGCAGCGACCATCGACACCACAATCGGAGAAGTCAACGCAGCCGAAGCTGCCGCCGACGCCCCAAGCGCCGACAAGCTCAATGTTACGCAAGCTCAGTTCGACAAGTACTACAACGCCGCAGACGACACCTACAACTGGGAAGCACACGCCCGTGAGCAAGCGTTCGTCGCCGACCAAGCAGGCGATGACACGCCCGCGCCCGAATACGCGGAAGAGCCGCAAGAGGTTACCGAAGAATATATTGACGACGCGCAGGACATTGTAGATTCAGCCGGTCTGGATTGGGATGACCTGACGTACAAGATTGGTATGCAGGGTGACATCGATCCCGTGGACTACGATGCCCTCATGGCACTCGGTATACCTCGTGAGGTTATTCAGAACCACATCTCAACGATCAGTAATGACGCGCAGGAACATGTGTCTAACGTCACTGACGCATTCGGAGGAAAAGAACAATGGATGCAGACGCAAGCATGGGCCAACCGCAATCTGAACGAGACGGAACTAGACCAGTTGAACGTGATGCTGGCGAGTCCCAATTACCAGATGGCAGTGGACATGATCCAGCAACGGGCTGGAACATCGAATCCGACCTCGCAGCTAACCCAGACACAACCGGGTACTGCCCAAGTAGCGGGTTACGCCTCCCAAGCGGAGATGGTAGCGGACCAACGGAAGCCTGAATATAAACGTGATCCCGAATTCCGGGCGCGCGTAATGGCTCGTGCCGCACGTTCTGATTGGGCACAGGGAGGGCACACGTTATGAATACTCCCGACTACTACGAGAAGAAACGGAAGACACTCACAGGTCAGGTCAACAAGCTCCTCACCGAGAGAGACAAGTTGGCCGACCTAAAGCGTCCCATTGCCGAGAAGCTCCGTGAGGTTAATGGGCGACTCATCTATGACAAAGAGAACAAGCTCCTCATGGATGAGAGAGATGTTCTCAAGGCCGAACAGTATGTAATGGGTAGTGAAGTCCGTCGCGTTCGTGGTGAGCTACAGAAGCTCAAGAAGGAATGGATGCAAATGTCCGGTGATGAGAACATCGATCAGCAACGCGCTGATGGCCGTTCACAACCATCCGCTACGACTGATCGCGTCGAAGACTACTAACTCTTGGAGGAGAGGATATGCCTAAGAAGAAAGCTGCACCCGTCAAAAACCCGCTGGGGATTATGACAGCATTCCCAACGAATATTGGGATGAAGACATACACGGACGTAGATGATCTGAACAATCGTCTACGTACGTCTATCTACAAGAAACGTGGGGAAGACCACGAAGGCATGTATCGCAGCAACACTGCAGGTACATGGCACAGTGACACCGAACTCATGGAGTGGATTAACTCCCCTGAGTTACAGGACATGTTCGCTTCGTGCTTCCGAGATTATACCCAAACGTACGGCGTCAAACAAGGCGCGTCGATTGGTCTCAAGCTACAGGCTTGGGCAATGTTATATCAAGATGGCGGATACGCCACAGTTCATACACACCCTAACTGCCACTTCTCTGCCGTCTACTACATCGACAACGCGAGCGATGAGGATTCAGGTAGGACGATGGTGACAGGGTGTCGCAGTTGTCCCGGAGATATTGAATTCGTGGACAGCCGCGCAACAGGCGGATATCAATTCCCCGGCGTCAACTTCTTGCCAGCCTTCCGGCTGACACCGAAGGCTGGGATGTTAATAGTCTTCCCCTCGTGGCTCCAACACTTTGTACATCCAGTGATTGGTAAAGAAGATCGCATGTGCATCGCGTGTAACGCCACAATCGTATCACACACTGAGAAGGAATAAATCTCATGGCTGACCCTACTACTAACCAGAAGATCGAAAGCGCCGAAATCTCCGGTGACTTTGCTGCCGACACCTCTGCCGCCATTATTGGCGAAGCGGGCGAAGGACAGGTTATCACTGTCACTGACAACGCTGACTGGACCTACTCCGCTGCTGCCGAAAGCGTCGGCGGTGAAGTCACAGGCGTTGGTGGTCTCGACTTTGATGTCGAACCCGGTCTCATCTACTCCGGTCCCGTCGGCGGCGCAATTCGCGTCAAGTTCGCGGGCCTTGATGTCGATCATGGGCTGATTGCCCCTGAAGCGACTGACGTTGTGCAAGCTGCCGTTGTTCTGAACAACGACATCATTGCCTTTGCAGACGAAGGAAATGCGGTTGAGTTCGACGCTGAACCCGCCATCGAATTCAACTGCGATACCTACATCGGCAATCTCCAGACCGGAGATGTCGTGCGCGTTGCCCTGATTGGCACGAACGAAGAAACTCTCGATCTCGATGTCGCCGAAGGCGGAACTTTCGTTATCGTTTAACCAGTTTGGTGCAAGCCCTAAACAGGCCCACCATCCCGAGGGGGAGCCGCGTCCTTCGAACCGATAGGCTCCCCCCACTCTATCATACTAAAGGCTTCACGGCTGGGTACGTCCGCTATATGCGAGGCCTCTTCCCTAACCAAGATAACCAGAAGCATGATGATCCATAAGCCAATAATATAAAGGATTATCACATGGCTTTATTTGTAGGGGACCCAAGTGCCCCGACTCGCTTCGGTACTGATGTTGCCGATACAAGCGATAATACCGGACTCTTCTTGAAGGTGTTCGGTGGAGAAGTCTTCGCGGCTTTCTCCGAAACTACCCACACGATGGACAAGCACTACGTGCGTGAGATCGCAAGTGGAAAATCGGCTCAATTTCCTAAGACTTGGAAAGTGGACGCCGCCTATCACGAAGCCGGGCAGGAAATGCTTGGTCAGGATACTGACGAAACCGAACGAGTCATCACAATCGATGGCCTGTTGGTCTCGCATGTCGGCATCTACGATCTCGATGAGGCCATGAGCCACTTCGACGTTCGTGGACGTTACAGTGAAGAACTCGGTCGTGCGCTCGCACGCGTGTTCGACACCAACGTATACCGGACCATTGTCTCGACTGCCAAGCAGTCCACTGCATTGTCTGGTGCCAACTCCACCTCCCCGTTCCCCGACGGTCAACGTATCCTGTCTGCTGATGTGACGGGCACGCTTGCCGCGTCTGGTGGCGGTTCTGACTGGTGGGAAGCTATCCGTGAGATGCGGATTGGTGCTGGTGGAGACAACATCCCTGATGATGATCAGTTGTTTGTTGCGATGCCGTACAACACATTCGACAGTCTCAAGTACGCGCAGGTTGCGGACACCGCAGCCAATCCATTCCTCTACGCTAACCGTGACCTCTCCTTTGGTGGTCAGGGTGGCGCTGGTGTGGATGGTGCTATCGTCACCGATGGTATTGTCGCGTTCCGGACCAACCTCCTGCCTCAGTCCAATGACATTGCGAACAGCAATATCAAGGCTAAGTACCGCGCCAACTACACGACCGTTCTGGGCGTGGGCTGGCATGGTGAGGGCGTAGGTACCGTCAAGCTCGTTGGTATGGGCATGGAGCAGACTCGTGACGTTCGTCGTCAGGAAGACTTCATGGTCGCCAAGATGGCTTGTGGTCATGGCCCACTTCGGAATGAAGGTTGCTGGGAATTCTCGGACACCTAAGTTGAGGAATTGATCCGGTCTCCTCTCCTCCAATTCCTCTGCCGGATCAGGGGTGCGATGGGTAATTCCTCGCACCCCGTTTTTTCTTAAGGAGCTAACATGCCTACAAACGCTGGTCACATGACCAAACTACAAGCGGTCAACGAGATGCTTTGGACAATAGGAGAAGCTCCAGTTTCTTCTTTAACGTCAGGACTCGGTGATGCAGCGATTGCTGAAACTATACTTGATCGCGTAAGTCGTGAGATCCAATCTACGGGATGGCACGTCAACACACTACGTGCGTACGAACTGACGTACAACAGCGTCTTCCAACATGTCCTACCAGATGACACGCTCAAGGTTGATACCGTCAATCACAAGGGCGGGCGTAAGGCCGACACCCCAGCCCCATCTGCATTCATCAACGCAGTGATGCGACGCAGTGCGGATGACACCATGTGGCTGTTATTTGACATGGATAACCATACTGAGCTTTGGACTGATGGTCCCGCTACACTGACGGTTGACCTCGTAAAGCTTCTTAACTACGCTGACCTACCCCCCAGTCTCCAGTACTACGTCTGGACGAAAGCGGCACGTCGTTACCAACAGGGCGCAATGTCCTCTACGATACTGCATAAGATGGCTGAGAGGGATGTTATGGAAGCACTGACGCAAGCGATGCAGGATGACATGGATACTGAGGATGCAAACATGTTGCATGATAATTTCGGTGCCCGCGCAATTGCGCTAAGGAATAATCCACTATCGGGAGTTTGATATGGGTAAGTTAGTTGAGGGACGATTATCTTCTCTGTTTGGGGGAGTATCTCGCCAACCAGATGCGGTACGTCGGGCCGAACAGGTCAACTCTGCAGATAACGTACTTCTGTCTGTAACCACCGGAGGATTCGAGAAGCGCCCTGCAACTCAATACATTGCTGACTGCTCCTCATATTTAGATGCGACTGCTGATTATGCCTTCCACTCAATCGACCGTGATGCGGCAGAACAGTATTTCGTTCTTGTTGATCATTCAGCCCCTGACATATTCGTGATCAACACTCTCACAGGCGCACAGGTCACAGTGGATGTGGAAGATAGTACGCGATACTTTGCTATCGAGAACTCCTCGATGGGCACCGGCACCGGAATCCTAGAGGATTCTCTTTCCGTAGATATTGAAACTCAGGTTGCTTACGCAACAGGGGAGACGACATTCGCATGGGCGTGGAGTATGTCCGACGCCACTACTGGACGCTTCAAGATTGAAGGTAGTGCCAACGGTACTGTTTGGAATGACATAGCTACTGGTAAGGGTGGCGCATCCTCCGGTACCTTTAATACCACCATTGCCGCCGTCGCAACGGGCGACCACAATTATATCCGGGTCACTATGACCACAGGCAACGGAAGTGCAAGTGATACAGTCACTGTCAAGGCGACCTTCAAAGATAAGACGTATCTCCTGCAAGGTGCGAGTTCCGACGATTTCAAGCTTTCAACGGTTGCTGATACGACGTTCGTATTGAACAGACAGGTCGTATCTCGGATGGCAGAAGCAGACACGGGTTCCGTCACTGGAACCTATCAAACATTCTCCGACCTCCCAGCGGCATCAGCTAGTGGGAACATCCATAAAGTCATTGGTAGTGATACAGACGGCTTTGGTACGTACTTCGTTAAGGACGATACTGGCTCCATCTACCGAGAGTGGGTAGATCCTGCTGCACACAATAACTTCGATGCATCTTCGATGCCCCATCTACTTCAGCGCCAAGCTGATGGGACCTTCCACTTCTCCGCTTCAACATGGGGACCCCGTACGTCGGGTGATGAAACACTGACGGCAGCCCCTACCTTCATTGGACTGAAGCTACAGGATATCGGCCTCTATAGAAATCGACTTACAATCATTGCCGATGAGAACGAGTATTCCTCGCGTGTGGGCGAACCTTTCGAAATGTTCCCCCAGAAAGCCGTGGAAGTTTTAGATAACGATCCGGTTACACGCGGGGCTACTACCAACGATGTGAACATCCTGAAGGTCATGACGGTCTTCAAGAAGGTTCTCTTCTGTTCCTCGAATCGAAACCAATTCGAACTATCCAGTAGTAACGCATTCACGCCGACCAGTGCGGTGTTCGATCTCGCTACGTCCTACCCCAGTAGCCCTAATACGCGGCCCGCTGTCATGGGGGACAATCTATACTATCCCGGTGTGGGCGCGGAGAATGCTACGATCTATGAGTATTTCTTTGATGACGCCAGCTTGTCCAATACGGCGGCTGACGTAACGAAGCATTGCGCGGGGTACATCAAGAACGATGTCAAACTGATCGCAGGGGACGCCACTTCAAACTCCCTGTTTGTGATGACCTCTAATGATCAGAACAGACTGTACGTCTACAAGACATACTTTGACAATTCCCAGAAGCTACAGAGTGCGTGGTCTCGATACGAATTCGGTTCATCCGAATCTAACGCATTCATCTATGGTTACGCCGTGTTCGACGGGTTCCTCGTGATGCTTATCGAACGTCAAGACGGTGGTATCTACTTGGAGCAGATGCCTATCGAGCGTGAAGATTACGATACGACGATGGGGTACATTCCTCTGATAGATCAGCGCGATATCCTGACGGGAACATACGTATCCGCACAGGATGCCACTCACTGGACTACCCTGTGGGAGCATGATACTGATGCACGCGTTGTCCTAGGACCTAGCTTCACAGCGGGTGCAGGAGCCGCACCTACTACGTACCACCCATCCTCTGTAAGCTTGACTATTGATAATATACAGGCTGGAGAGACCTTCATCCTTGGAGGTCTAACGTATACGGCACATCTGAATACGACGACCGTTGCTAATCGTGAGTTCAAAATGAACGGCAATAGCATTCAAGACGCAGGGGACTTGGCTACGTGCCTTAATGACGCTACCTATGGTCTCGTGGGGGTCACGGCCACTAACAACGGTGACGCAACCCTCACGCTGAACATGGACAATCCAGCACAAGACGGCGGGATTTTAACACCAACGGGAACGACAATCTCTCAAGGAACCGTCGTCTCGGTGGATCTGATGAATCGTGTCGCAGCGAAAGGGGATTGGTCAGCACAATCAAGCTACGTCGGACGGACCTACACATCCTCTGTTGAATTATCTAAGCTCTTCGTACAGGAAGAGGGAGTGTCCGCCATCACGGGTAAGGTGGTGGTCAAGGATATCACATTTAGATTGGTGGATGCAGGGTACCTGAAGGTGACAGTAACTCCTGAAGATCGTACCACCTATAACTATGAGTTTGAGGGACGTATTCTGGGAGATACCGCAGCGGCTGGTCCGCAGGAGTTGGCGGACGAACAACTATTCCGCACGCCTATTAACGCTGATGGACGCACAACGGTGGTGACGCTCTCTAATAATCAGCCAATGCCATGTGTGGTGACCAGTGCCGCGTGGCGTGGCTTCTATAACGAAATAACAAGACAGGAGTAAGCTACATGGCTTGGCAAATGATGGCGGCACAAGGTGCCATGAACGCCTTCGGCAGCATCTCGAAGATGGGACAGGCGGCGGCACAATCTAAAGCGGCGAGGGCGCAAGCTCTGGCTGAGGTAGATCGTATCCATGATGAGATGCGAGATGTTCGCGATGAGTATCGCGGTAAGATGGATGATCGTGCCCGCGATGCTGACTACCAGATGGGCGCAATGATTGCTGCTATGGCAGACAATGGTGGATCTGGTACTTCGAATGAGTCTCGACTTGCCGGTGAGATTTCATACTTCAAGGGTGTAGATATCGGACGACTCGAAGCTAGTCGGATGTCCAAGATCAAATCCCTTAAGACTGGACAAGTCGTCGCTAATCAGAACGCCCTTAACATTCAGACAAAGGCGTGGCAGGGAGCTTTGGACTCGTGGATGAATACCGGGAAGTCCGCATTCGGTTCCTACGCGGCTGATGCATCCAAACGGGCCACAGACCCCGCACTGGCGAAGGGTAAGATCAAGCCACAACAAGTCACTGGTCGCGTCAGTCGCAACTTCAAGTCGTCCTACATCACGGGCACCAACGACAATATAGGAATGTAAAACATGGCATGGGATTTCACGCTAAGTACCGGGAACAAATCCGGACGATCTAGGAGATCCTCTGGTTCCAATGCAGCCCGCCCTACCTCTTCTGTAAACCAGACCTCAACACCAGAAGCCACCATCCCGATGGCTGAGATTGGTGAGAGCGCACTTACCAAGGCGGCAGGAGCGTTCGGGGACTTCTTCGGAAATATGTCCCAAGTCGAGACTGCCAAGGAGATGAAGGTCGAATCTGCTAAGAATGATGAGGCCATTAAAGAAGCATCACGCCGGGTCCTAGCAGACCCAGAGGGTGCTAACGAGGCCATCAAGACAGGAGACTATAGTAACTTCATCGATGACGATGAGCTACGAAGTCGTAAGTCAGTCCAAGAAGGTTTCATGTCTTCTGTGGGCGGCGTCAATGGTATGGACGCATGGGAGACAGAGGGCAAAGCCTTCATTGCCGCCCTAGGTCCCGAAGCTAATCCAGACGAAGCGTACGGTCAGTGGCTGGCGCAACGAGTCGAGGGGACCTCCCCCGTATACGCCGATTCGTTCATGCGGGCAGGTATGCGCTCTGGTGCGAAGACCATTACGCAGTGGAGAGATTCCCGCACCAAGTACGTCAACGAGCAAGCAACACAAGCCTTCCGAGGCGTCACCTCGCGTATCTTCAAAGATACAAGTATGCCTAGAGATTTCGAGGTGATTGAAGGGCAAGTTATGGCGGCGGCGGGAGGTTTAGCTATACCCCACCCGCAGAAGCTGAAGATGGCTAGAGAAGCCATTGGTAAGGCGGCGATGCAGAACTCTGCAACCAACCGTGCTGCCTATGATTATGCAACGACGACTCCGGTGGACCCGCTTAATCCGAATTCGTTGACGATTGCTGAGGACTCCGCGCTGAAAGGTACAGGATCTTTAGCAGAGTATGCGGACAAGACGAACGCGGGGAATCGTGAGGAGTTGGGGCACAACGCCCAGAAGCGTCTGACGAACCTAGAGGCCCTAGCCAAGACCCAACCACAGATGGCGCACAGTGGCCTAGTGGACCTGATCATGAATAAGGGGGCAGATCGACTGAACCCGCGTGTTGATAAGCTTTGGAAGGAGCTTTCAAAACAAATCGGAGCCCAACAGGGGAACAACCTCCTTGCAGATGTCTGGCGTAACAGTGGTACAAATATCGCGAGTATGAGTGCCGACCAGATTGCAAAGGTGAAGAAGGCTCGCGAAGGAATCCCATTCGACCAGCTTAAGGCCGCAGCTAATGCGTTGGGTATTTCCGAACAGGAGGTAATGCGTGCGGAAGCCATGATGCGTCAACACGGGATGTCTCCCTCGGCTGAACAGAAACGGTTCGCACAACAGATGCTGTCAGCAAATACCAAAGATCAGGAGGCTGCGCTTCAGGAGTTCCAAAGCTTCAAGGCCATGACCGACACTGGTAACGGGCGGGCACTGTTCCCGAAAGGTGCCGAAGGTGAAAAGGCGTTTGCAATTGCCAGCTTCGCATCCTCACATCCCAAGGTCACAGAGAAGTTCATGTCCGCCCTACAGAAGTTTACGGGTAACTTCGACAACCCGTGGATTGGTGAGGGTACTACCAAGACATTGATGGATCATCTTAGTAGTAAGAGTGACACTTCATATCTCATGGACTCTACACCGGAATTTAAAACAAACATGAAATCAGCAGCAGCAATTCTCTACATAGGATTAGGTAGCTGGTCAACAGACTCGTTCAACAGCACCTTACAGGAGATGTACCCAGAAGACGGACCAGTGATCATGACATCTAAGGATGGTAAGCCTCTAATGACTGTTCCGTCTAATGACCGAGAACAGTGGCGGAAGGATCAGATGGATGCTATGGATGTAATGCCAAACAACTTCTACCCGACTGGAGTCGCAGGAGAACTCGGAGGCGTGAGAGTTGCAGATGACGTACATGGGCAGGACCAAATCCATCTCCCAAACACTACGGAGAGTTTCGCTACCGAGGAGGAAATCCCTCCATACATGCGCCCCTTGGGTAAGATCATAAAGAATGCTGACGGAACCGTAACTATGAAATTCGATGGGGCACCCGCAGACGGTGAGCCTTTGATCCGTAAGAGTACCGACGCAGCGAATGATAACACATACTCTGCATGGGTAGGAAGTCACTGGCAGGTAGTTATGTCAGAGACGGATCTAACGAAAAGACAGGAGTTCACGGGACCCCAATCCAAGCGTCTATCCCAACTGTTGGGCCAACGTAAATCCCTACAGGCGGACTTAGATAAGGGCGCGGAAGAAGCACAAGGGCAGCGAGGCATCAGGGCAGGCGCAACGCGTACGCGGGGAGCCGATCTCCAGAAGGAACTCGCTCGTACCGAGACCACGATCAACAAGATGATCAAGCAGCAGGCCTCGACCAACGCAGCTATCCTTAATACCCTAAAGTCTCATCAGGAAGCATTTGGGGGCGGACCCTTCTTGTCAGGAGCAATCTCTAAGTTGGAGGCCACTAATGAGCCTACCGTTCAGGGTAAGACTGATGAGGAGGAACAGGACGCCAGCGTAAAGAAGATCCAATCCACTATTCACACCGACCTTAAAGAACAACAGAAGGTCAACCACGACGTACACAAGGACCCTGAGTTCACGTACACCAAGGATATCGAGTCCTTCTTCATCGAGCATGAAGGGATCACTCCTACTTCGTACGCCGACACTAACAAAGCTACTTCGGTCGGAATCGGGTTCAATCTCGACAATGGGGACGTTCAGGCTATGGTCCGGGAGTATGGCTTCTCGGTAAAGAACCTTAAGAACAAGTCCGAGGTCATGCGCGATAGCGTGTCCAAACGAATCCTTAAGGACCTGTACAAGCAGAAGCGTGAGCGTCTGATTGATATGTTCACCATCAATGATTGGGTGGAGCTAGGAGACAATGAAATGTTGGCCTTGGTCTCCATGTACTACAATGCGTCATCCACCATCACCCCTTCCACGAGGATCTATGCGTCCATCAAGGCTCTGGCAGAGTCCAGACGCACCGAGGATACTGAGTTGGAAGAGGCGGCGATAGGGTCGATTCAGCATGAGATTCGTAACAAATCTCTACCAGTCGCGAAGATGCTTAACGAAGGTAATGGACAGTCTATCGATGGTCTATGGTACCGTCGCAACTCTGAGGCAGACAAGTTCTTAGGCATGCGTATATGGAATGCTGATGACACCATCAAGTACCCCACACGGGAGAACAACTGGCGTGATAATCCTGTGGCCAAGGAACTAGCACACCGCAACAAGAAGGGTAATCGTCCTAACAAGGCTGATCCCTTGAGGTATCTGTACGAGAAGAAAGTCACTCGTCAGTCCAAGACGCGGTTGAATAGGAAGAAGAAATGACGCAAGACAGATTTGAGAAGGAGCGGTGGGCAAAGCACTTTGCTGAGATCCCCGCCGAACAACTGTATACTCGTCCTGAGTTCATAGATAACATCACTGATAACCAGATTGATGGATTCTGGGACTCGACGGCTGCAGGATTCTCTCTTGAGAGTGGAACGCTCCCTAGTGTTGGTATGGCTATACATGATCGTTTCAAGTTTGGATCTGACGCCGACGTGAAGGACCCTAACTTCAACCCTTACAAGCATATGCAGGATCAGGGCCTCTGGCAGCAGGGTGTGTGGAAGAGGTTGGAGGAGTCCGATCAACCTGCGGATATTATAGCGTATGAGATGATCACTAACGCCACATCTCCACACCAAGTTGAGCGGGCCATACTCCAATGGGGCCGTAAGCGAGAGCTTGAGGAGTCCTCCGAGGAGCATGGTTTCGGTACCTTCTTAGGGTCTGTCGTAGGGTTTATCCCTGACGTAGCGACAGCGTTCGTCCTTGGGGGACCAGTTGCTTCTGGTGTTGCAGGGGTGGCACGCTTATCTAAGTGGATTGAACTGTCTCAACGAATCAATAAGATTGCACAGGTATCGCGCGGAAGCATAGCCACTGCCCGCCTTCCCGGTGCCATTAAGGCCGGTCTCACTGGTGGGGCATGGGGTCTTGGTGAGACAGCTATGTATGATATAAACAGAATCGTAACAAATGATGAATATCTTTTCAACACACTGGGCGGTATACTCTTTGGCGCAGCCTTGGGTGGTATCTTTCCCCGCGTTATTGGACGCGTTCACGTAAATGAGACGGGGGAACTTCGTTATGGTCCCACGCTCGTCAACGAGGCGTTGTTGCACAAGGCTATGGCTGAGAGCGAATACGCAGGCACTGCGGGCGCTAAGGCTGTAGACGAAGATGCGGCTTCAGCAGCAGCGGAGCAGAACGTACGTATGACAGTTGCCAAGTCTCAGTACTCCCCGTGGCACAATCTACAACAGAAGTGGGCGGGTATTGTTGGGACGGCCAAGATGTTCACATCCCCCAAAAACTTCATTGGTCAACTGGGTAACGGAGCTATACTATTCGGTAAGAAGCACCCCTCTTTGGGGACATATATGGAGGACGTGTATAACGTCATGGGACGCTTCACACGAGGCGTGTACAAACATGAGCATGAGCTACGTGGGGGCGCGGGCGTACGTACAGCGGCAGATGAATCTGAGTTCTACGGTAAGGAAGCCTCCTCATGGGTTGAGCAGAATGACCGCATGTATGAGGATGACTTTATCAAGAAGATAGGAGACAAGTTCGGTCTCTTCGAGCAGGTGGGTAAGGGAAGTGAACTCCTCAATAGGACGCGACGGTTCTTTAACGTCCGGCAGATTCCCCAGAAGGCTGAGATACTAGCGGCGGCTCAGTTCATCCGCCGTAGACGGGCACTCCAGTTAGAGAATGACCGCATCATGGAGAAGATGGCGGCTAAGTTTGAAGAAGACCCCACGCTAAATCCAGACGATTTCATAACCGCTATCCCTACTGATCAGGGCATTATGGATCTGATGCCCGGACTCAAGGCACTGGACAATGATGACGAAATCAACAAGGCCTTTATGGACTTGGCAGAGCAGTACGCTGACCGTTACGACAAACGCTATGAGGGTCTACAGAAGATCAACCAAGACGCTGGGATGCTCAAACCTGAGCAAGTGATCGACCACTACTTCCCACAACTGTATAACGTCAAACAGGCCCGACAGGACATGACGGGCTTCCTCCACTTCATCCATCAGGTGTTTGAGAAAGAACCTGACATCGATTGGATCAACGAGATGTTCCACCGTGAGATGGTGGATGCAGGAGTTGACGCCAATGGTAACAAGATTCAGAAGCCCGATGGGAAGGCAATTGATGAAGGTGAGACCCTCGCGGACGTAGCGGCGCGTGACCCCAAGCTGTATACGGAGATACGTGAGCGGTGGGCTGATACAGTCCGTGCAGCGGAGCTTGATCACCTTGAGAAGAACATAGAAGCAATCCAAGCGAAGCTTGACGATTCTCAGTATGGCTCCATGAAAGAGATGGAAGCCCATCATGCGAAGCTTGACGCAGCGCATAACAAGGCGATTGATAAAGACAATGCCGCATTAGATGCGGGCGATGAGGTATACCTTAATGACCCAGATGCGAACGAGGGATGGTCCCAACTTCGCGATGGTATTAAGGAGCGTTTGGCAAAGCGTTCATGGAAGCGTGCTGAGGATCAGAAGAAATTAGATGAGAATCGTGCAGCGTATGACATGGCGGATCGTCATGAGTTCCTGAAGAAGGAGCGTCGCCGGAAGGCTTCGAATAAGGTGGAGTCCTCCAAGCTGATGAAGCAGTTGCAGAAGAAGACGGACAAAGAAGTTGAACTGTTAGCAAGGGACACGCTTGCTCAAGCCGTCATGAAGATTCGTAACGCAATCGCATCTGGCTCTCAATCACACATGGGTTCCCTGCCTACAAACACCTTAACTACGGGTAACTCACGATACATGGAACGTCAAATCAACTGGCGTCAACATGCCTTCACTCCTCAAGGTAAGAAGTTCCTAGATCAGAACGTCGAAAGGGCGGACAACATCTACGCGCATACGACCATGCGTCAGGTGGCTCTTAGGCAGACGCTAGGTAAGTATATGGAGGGAGTGACGGGAGAGTCCTTCGAGGGCAGCGGGGATGAGATGATCCAAGCGACTATAGGATACATCGCATCACAAGCAGAGATAGCCCTAGCAAAGGCAACCAGCCAGCGTGAGATCGACCTGATCAACAAGGTCCGGACGAGGTCACTGGATACCTTTGAAGCGTTTCTGAAGAACTACAACAACAGTCACACCAGTGACATGAACGACAGCATGGGTCTAGAGATTGTTAAGGGTGGGGTTGCTATCACATCCCTCGGAACTCTAGGCATCTCCCAGCTAACCGATCCAATCGCCGCTACGGCTGCCCTACCGGGCGGATTCGGTGCGAAGTGGTGGGGGAACGCGTTGAACCCAACCATGTGGAGTGGACGTAAAGCCCAGAGCCTAATGGCTCAGGTTGAAGGTCTGTCTGAGCAAGAGGGTCTGGTGTTCAAGATTATGGGTGCGAATGCCCAAGGAACATCACGCTTTGATAACATGGTGAACCCTGAGAACATTGGGGAGGTCCTGAACAATCACTACGGTGAGGACAATGCCGGGAAGATGGGGCTGTTGCACATCATCACGCGTGAGGCGGGGCATCTTCAGAATTGGGCTACGTTAGCTCCGATTATGAATAAGGGCACCCAAGGCAACGCAGGCATGTTGCAAGCCAAGGCTATGTACAAGTACATCACGGACTACGACAGCTTCAAGCAGATCGACAAAGAGAACTTCGCCCGCTTAGGGCTTGGTAAACGACAAGTCGATATGATGAAGAAGTTGATGGACGATCCTTCGATGGTTCAGAAGCTTGACGATGGTACCGCCGATGGTATCATTATTCCACGCATAGATAAGTGGCCGGAAGGGCTGGGTAGTGCGTACGAGCGAGCCATCTCAAAGGCTCAGAACGAAGCGTTGATTGCTCCCGCATTCGGGGACATGCCTAGTGCACTTGGGGCATACAAGCCCCTTGGTTTGTTCTATCAATTCTCCAGCTTCTCGTACACCATATCCAGTACCCTGCTGAGGAAAATGATACAGGACGCTCGTCTACATCCCTCGCAAATTCAGAACCATCTCCTGCCATTAGTCGCAGGCATTGGTCTAGGGGCGCAGGTGATGTATCTAAAGAATCGTCTGATCTACGGAAAGTCAGACGAAGAGATATGGGATCGTCCCATGCCAGAGATTGTCTGGGATGTATATAGTCGGTCTCCATTCGTTGCAGGACAGGTAGCAGCTTTCACTGAGGCTGCATTCCAGTTAGTTGGTGGAGGTATCAATGATGCTGTAGGACGTAATGTTGTTCCTCAAGCAGCTAACTACTTCAAGCAGAATCAGGGAACAATGGGTATGTTCGGACCTCTAGTTGGTAAGGTCGGTACCTATGGTTCAATGGCGTCGCAAGTCGCAAACGGTAAGGGAGAACAAGCTCTCGAACGATTCATAAAACAAACGGCCATCTTGAATACGACAATAGCTCGTACCTTGATGACTGTAACTTCAGGAGAAAACTAAATGGCATTCGCTCGCGATGTTTACACCGCCACCGCATCTCAAACCGACTTCACTATCACCTTTTCATATGTTGATTCTGGTGATGTGTTGGTCTACTCGGATGGCGTACTACAATCGGCGTACACTCTACCCAACGCCACGACCATCCGTTACGATTCAGGACAGGCAGTGAACACTGTGGTGGTTATCCAGCGCAGCACATCACAATCAGCGCGACTCGTCACGTATACGGCAGGTCCCTTACTTACAGCGGACCTTAATACTGACTCACTGCAGGCGTTCTATATGGCACAAGAAGCCGTAGACATTTCAAACAATTCTCTAGGTCTTGCAGCCACAGATCAATGGGACGCCGCATCTTTACGAATGGAGAACCTGACGGACCCCACAGGAAATCAGGATGCTGCTACCAAGAAGTATGTGGATGATTCTGTTACTTCCGCAGCTACAGGAACACTCGGATCGCCCATTACCATCGCCAACGGTGGAACCGCTTCAGCCACTGCGTCAGCAGCGCGTACTGCGCTTGGTCTTGCAATTGGTTCCGACATTCAAGCTTACGACGCGGACACTGCCAAGATAGATGCAGCGCAAACGTGGTCGGCAGCCCAGAACCTTGCTGATCAATTACTCAGACGACCCAAAATCATTGACTACTCAGAGTCTGTAAACGCCATTGGAGCTATAGGTGGAGGTACCCAAGACATCGATCTAACACTCGGGAATGTGGTGTCTGGGACGGTGGACACATCCACTACCACCTTCACTTTCTCTAATCCTCCGGCTACTGGAGCATGTGGCAGCTTCACCTTCATTATGACCAATGGGGGCTCTCAGACCGTGAACTGGCCTGCCTCTGTAGACTGGGCGGCAGGTACTGCTCCGACTCTAACGACAGCCGGAGTAGATATCTTTGTGTTCTTCACAGTGGACGGTGGGACGATTTGGTATGGATTTACTTCAGGATTGGATATGCAATAATGCTTGGCGGGAAATTACTAATGACGAACGCAGGAGAATCCTTCGAGCTAAGTTCAAGCTCCAACAACTACAACATCTTTACAACTGCTTTCGGATCACCAGCCGTTGCCGGTAAGTTCACACTTACGATTGCGTCGGGTGTTACGGTTGGATCAACCTCTACTGCAACCGTATCTCTCACAGTCGGTAACTTCCCCGCCGGGTCTAATGTAATAATCATCAACAATGGTACCGTTGAGGGTAAAGGCGGTGCCGGTGGAGCAGGAACATACGCTGGCGTTGGGCTGGCGGGCGGAGCGGGTGGTGATGGGTTTGACGCCACGGTCGCGTGCACTATCATCAACAACGGCACCTTCTCAGGTGGCGCTGGCGGCGGTGGCGGTGGCGGTGGCGGAGGATTTTGGGACGGTAAGGACTGTAACCCCAATGACGGTGGTGATGGTGGTGATGGGTACGGGACTAACAGTACCCTAGATGCCGGACTGAATGCTGGAAAACTCTCCTACGGCGGTGCCGGTGGATCAGGCGGAGCCGCTGGTGCAGCAGGTTCTACGGGCAGTACCGGAACCACTAACCTGTCTTGCACCACCTACGCAGGGGGTGCTGGTGGTGCTGCCGGAAAATACTCAATTAACAACGCCAATGTAACATGGAGTGTCACAGGGACACGGAACGGGAGTGCAAGTGCATGACTACAGTATATAATAATACAGCGGACGGTTCATATCGTCCTCCCAATGGGGATAGGGGCGATGCAGCCACCCGAGTTTACGATGACTCTGGATCAGGGGGCTTTATGAGAGTGTATTTCCTCGAAGCCAGCGCAGGCGCGGTCATAGGGCCGCACCTCTCGTATCGTGGCTCCAACAACGGTAAGCCCAAAACTGAGCAGCTTCCCTCGAGGACCACTGTGGTCTTGTCAGGTCAGAAGATAGTCGAGGAACTAGATGACAATAACGACGTGACGAAGTCCGATGACACTGGACCCGGACGCCCCGGTGGACAGCACGGTGGACATACTAAAGGGTACAGCGGCATCATTCGTGGGAACTACCCTGTAGACACCACTATGTTCTGCATCATGGCCCTTGACCGAGACATAATCACGGAGGTTCCACACTCGACAATCACCGGGGAAAGTATCAACGTCGGTGGTCCTAACACGGTGATCGCTCTTTACAAGGGGTCTGTCGAACTCGATGGCAATACCTACGACGCTCCGTATTGCTTTTATAGTTCAAGTCCTCGGGGGACAGAACCCGTCGCTCTCACTTCTTGTGAGTGGAAGCGGTTGACAGTGGTGGATAGGACATGAGCATGGATGATCCCAACACCGCACGAGACAGGATACTCGTGATACTCGCGAAGATGGAAGGTAAAATGGACCTTCTCGTTGAGCATAACAAGAACCACACAGAAGCCTGTGACCCGGATCGTAAAGAACTTCGGGACAACATGAAGGCACTCGAAAAGAAGCAGTCATGGATACTAGGCGGCGGCTCCGCACTAGCTATGGTTGCCGCTCTCATTGTCACAATATATAACAAGGGAGGTCCCTGATGTTACCCCTACCTCTTGAATTGGTTACAATGTTGGGGAGCAGCCTGATAGGCGGTTTCCTAACGATATGGGCCAAGAAGATAGAGAACCAGAAGGCTCAGACTGAGATGTTGATTGGTCTTCGAAAGCAGGAAGCCGAAGCAATAGACGCGGCACGACGCTATGAGAATCCCGGCTTCCAGTACACGCGACGGACAATCGCTATACTCGCGGTCCTATTCATTGTCGTATGGCCTAAGATTGTGCCTGTATTCTGGCCGGACGTGTTGACCATCGTAGGATGGACTACATGGGACCCCGGCTTCTGGATATTCGAGGGCAAGGAACTTACGAAGTTTCAATACCTCAAGGGGCTGGTTATTACACCCCTAGACACCCACCTGATGTCTGCCATCGTTGGCATGTACTTCGGGGCAAGCATGGTAAAGAATATAAAATGATTGTACCTTTGTGGTTAGAGTCTGAGGAGGCCGAAGATGAGTACAAGAACATTCTCTCTGACAATATCAACCATTTCTACCCCGGACATCCGGGTACTTCTTGTGTCTTCATTGACACCGTGAAGGAGACCGTGGCAGGGATAGTTCACATAAACAACTATCAACCGCAGTACAAAACAGCGGACTTGTCCGGCGTCTTCTTCGACAAACGTGCGTTCACACGTCAGAATCTGATCTACATCTATCAGTGGATCTTTGAAGACTTAGGTGTAACGCGTCTTAATATGGCAACCACTGCAAACAATCGACAGGCCCAAAGAATCAACACTATGATGGGCGGGAAGCTTGATGCCATATTACCAAAGTGGTGGGGTGATGAACCCATGCACCTGTACGGTCTACTTGGACCGGACGCACTAAAATATCTTGAAAGGTTACGACATGGTAAGAAAAAGGACGATCTGGGCACAGGATCTAGCCCAGTTTAATGATGAGGATCAGATGCGTTGGAGCTTCGGCGGCGGCGGTAAAGCCGGACCACCGCCAACGCCCCCGCCTGAGCCTCGCGATGACGGACGCCCCGACAACGCCAAGTCCAAAGGCATCGAGGAAGCTTCGCGTATGCGGACAGCCAATCGGAATAAAGGCTCCCGTGGGGGTCTGAAGATTGCTATGAATAAGAATAAGGGCGGCGGAACGGGTATTGCAACACCGGGTAAATCCGAAACCCTATAATAGGAGAGATTGATGCCACCGAAGACAAAGCGTAAATCAGCCATGAACCCCATCACCAAAGCGGAGATGGGCGTATCACGAACGTGTGTCGAGTGTGAGGAGTCCAAGCTGGTCTCCAACAAGACATACTCCCGTAACAACAAAGGGCTGCGTGGTTGGTCTACGACTTGTCGGGTGTGCCAAGCAATCAACACTGCCGAGACCCAAGGGTGGTCTGTAAAGAAGACTGTTGCTCAGATCAAGCAAGAGCGTGAGACTCTCGATAGTATGATCGCCGAGATGTATCTGCTCGCCGAGACCAACAAGAACCAAGGCAGAATAAACGACATAGTTGCTTACCTATCTCAAAACGTGATGGATGAGATGGACCCCAAGAAAAGCTTCAAGAACTTCATCAACATCATCAAACCTCTGGTAGCTGGGTGGAGGGAACCCGGAGTAATTCATGACGACATCATTGATGGTCTACTGAGTCCTCACAGACGCAGACTAATCATCGCTACGCGTTACTCTGCCAAGTCAACCCTGACGGGCATATACGTGGCGTGGAGGATCTTCCGAGATCCTTTGATTAAGGTGATGTTGATATCGCGTGGCTCTCGATTAGCGTCGCGTATGTTGCGATCCATTCGCAAGGTCTATATCCAACATTGTCCGATGCTCCACCATCTCATGCCAACCGAGGACTGCCTTGATAATGCTGAACAATTCCAAACACCTCAAAGCTCTGCCCTCACCACTGGGGGTGCCACTATGTCATCCTTTGGTGTCTCCTCTGACCTTCCCGGCTACCGGGCAGACCTTACCATCGGTGATGATGTTGAGGGACCATCTGATGACACACCTGAGAAGGTTGGAGAACTCCTTGAGCGACTGAACGAACTACACATGATCAACCCTACGGGTGAGAAGGTCATGTTGGGGACCTACCAGACTGAGTTCTCGATCTACGCGCAGTACGCGGACCAGTATGATACGGAGTCATGTGAGAACGTGTGGGAGAACCACCGGGCTTGCATGTTCGATGAAGATGAGAACGGCAATCTCAAATCGAGATGGCTGGGCATGTTCACCGATAAAGATGCGGTTGATTGGAGACGATCTGTTACGAAACGTGCGTGGCGCTTGCACGCCATGCTTATTGCCGACCCCTCCATCCTAAATGAACGCCCACTCAAGATCTCTGACTTACCAGTGATCAAGTGTGACGCGAGGAAGGGAGAAGGTCCCGTCCGAATAGAGCGCACAGTCACCGCCGCGAACTTACCCACTTGGGGCGCACCCAAGGGTGATGGTTGGTACTGGGGTGACCCCGGTACCGAGAACGCTGTCTATGCACAGACAGTAGCTGCCATTGACCCTGCCTCCGGGTTGGCTGCACGGGATGCTATCGGTTGTGCAATCGTTAGCGTTACCCCTGCTGGGTTCGCGGTTATTCGACACCTAGAGGGCGTGCGTGGGCTTACAAAGGCCGACAACATGCGACGGTGTGCGTTGCTGATGCGTACCTTTAAGGTACAGCATTTGCTAATTGAGGAACTCGCTGATGGGTTCTTCGGAGAGATGCTTGAAGCTGAATTGCTCAACATCGATTACCCTATGACTGTAGAGAAGGTTACAACAGGTGGACAACAAAAAGGAAGACGCATCATCGAAGTCCTTGCGCCCCCAATGGGGGAAGGTCGTATTGTCATGGTTGACAGCGTTGTTGATTCTGATGATGGGGGTGAATTCGTCAACCAACTCACCCGTATCTCATACGATGGCACAACAGGTAAAGGCCGACAGCACGACGACATCGTCGATGCCCTAGCCCATGCCATCCAACACATCAAGGGAAGTGTGACCTCCGATATCACATCTAACCTTGAAGGTTTGGAAGCAGAACGAATCGACAGACTTCGGTACATCCCAATGCGTGCCGGTGGTCTTGGTGGATTCACTGACGACCCTAACTCTAACGGTAACATTGTCGGACGAGACGTTGACCATACGATGGATTTGTCTATGGCTGAACTATTGTTCGAGGATGATACTGTACTCATCACATTGCAGACGCGACGTGATGCCCTCCAAGCACGAGTTGCTGAGGAGAGACTGATTGGCCTTACACCACTGAAGAGCCAACAGCGCAAGCTGGCGCAACTTAACCAGCAAATCAAGGAACTACGGGAGCATAAGATACTATGAGACAAACAGATACTCGTAAGAACCTTAAACGAATCAGAGGAGATGAGGAACGACATGAAACTACTAGCACAGAACGTGGAGCGCAAGGGCGACACCGTACGCGTAACCGGGACCTTCGCAAACAAATGGCGCAAGCCCGCGACGGTAACAATAAGCGTTGATGATAACACGAACGACGTTATCATGGAGGGGGATGTTAAGGAAACAATGGAGACGCTTCACTGCATAGCGGAGATTGCGTGGAACAATGGATGGCGTCCCGCCGGACTAGGTCACTATCTAACCGCTTGTATACAGAAGTTCACGATTCCAAAGGGTTAGGGGCAGACTACTCCAAACAACCCGTTCTGCAGAACTCAAGCAGGAAAGGAATCCAAAGAGATGCTTAAGAATTCTTACGGACCAGAAACTATAGTGTCTCTGGACATACTATTAGAGAAGCATAGACTACCGGGTGAAGACTTTGAAGAAGGGTGTAGTAGAATAGCTAACGCTCTAAAGGATGATGACCATCACTTTAGGACGTTTCGATCCTCTCTCCTTCGACTAGCCTTCCTCCCCGGTGGTCGTGTGCAAAGCGCAATGGGCGCACCACGTACAGTCACTCCCTACAATTGCTTTGTATGCATGACCATACTCGACAGCATGGACAGCATCACAGACGCCGTGAAGTACGCTGCAGAAACAATGAGACTAGGAGGCGGCATTGGTTACGACTTCTCTCCCCTCAGGCCTAACCGCGACATCATTAAATCCCTTGACAGTTGGTCAAGCGGACCTCTTGCTTTCATGGATATATTCGACGCCTTATGTAAAACAATATCTTCAGCAGGGCATCGCCGTGGGGCGCAGATGGGGGTCCTCCGGGTTGATCATCCTGACATCGAAGAATTTGTCAGAGCCAAGCAAAACAAAGACAGACTCACCACCCTCAACCTGAGTGTCGGTATCACTGATGCATTCATGAACGCCGTCCTTGAGGACACAGACTTCGATCTGGTCTTTGAGGGTCGGGTGTACAAAACCATCAGGGCTGTTGACCTGTGGGATGAGATCATGCGGGCAACATGGAACTGGGCAGAACCCGGTGTCATCTTCCTAGACACAATAAACAACATGAACAATCTATACTACTGCGAGACAATCTCTACCACCAACCCCTGTGGGGAGCAACCGCTCCCTTCCAATGGTGCATGTCTACTTGGATCGTTCAACCTCGCATCATACATCTTCCCCGCCATAGGTGGGGGCTACCTGTTCGACTGGGATCAGTTTACGGCTGATATCGGTCCTGTGGTCCGTGCTATGGACAACGTGGTGGACCGTGCCCTCTACCCGCTTGATGCCCAACGTGAAGAAGCATTCGCGAAGCGTCGCATGGGTCTGGGTGTCTGTGGTTTGGCTAATGCTGCGGAGGCGCTAGGATTGCCCTACGGTACTGACCGCATGCTTGCGTGGACTGAGGAAGTCCTGACATGCCTACGAAACACGGCCTATTATGAGTCCATGCTCCTCGCTAAGGAGAAGGGACCATTCCCCCTGTTCAATGCTACGAAGTACTGTTCTGGTAAGTTCATCCAGACGCTTCCGGCTGATCTGGTCAGACAGATACGAGAACACGGCATACGTAACTCCCATCTACTAAGCATCGCTCCGACAGGGACGATTGCTTTGGGTGCGGACAACGTAAGCGGTGGTGTAGAGCCTCCCTTTTCCATCGAGTACACACGCGTGAAGCAGGAACCCGATGGAGAAGTGGAGCTTCTCGTTCAAGACTATGCTTACATGAAGTGGGGCATCAAGGGCCGTACAGCAACAGAGATCACTGGTGAGGAGCATGTTAAGGTCCTGACCACTGCTGCGAAGTACGTTGACTCTGCGGTGTCCAAGACATGCAATGTTGATCCCAACATGACATGGGACGACTTCAAAGACTTGTACATGCAGGCTTGGAAAGGCGGTGCTAAAGGATGCACCACCTTCAACCCTTCCGGTAAGCGGTTCGGGATACTTAAGGAAAGTGCACCCTCAGTGAAGATTGAGGCTGAGGCATGTTACGTAGACCCAGAGACAGGTGCGCGTAGCTGTGGATAGAAAGAGGAAATCATGTTATTCAGGATTAAGCGACATCCCGTCGCACGTCGGTGGTACATGGAATGGTTTGGTCGGATCTTCTGGCTTACCACCAAACGCCGAGGACCGACACCAAAAAACGGTAGATAAGTAGAGGAATAGAGGAATGAAAGATGTTAAAGGAAAGATTATCCCCGACGCGCCTATGGACGGGGATGAGAGAGTTGAGTTTCACGATGATGATGGGAAGCTTGTGGGTATTGCTGATGTGGGCGTGGGTCATCCTGACGATCCTTATCGGGGTCAGCTACTGTCTGTGGACGATGAGCGACGCCTTGACGAGAAGGGCGAACTGGTTGTACGAGGTCTTCCTTGGTCTGAAGCACCAACTGGTCTGTGGTTTACAATCGCGGCTGGAACGGGCGCGCTTACGTCCCTCACTCCAGCATATAGTGGAACAAGCATGTCCATCCCCCCACGAATTGTTTCCGGAGCGGACGGACGAGTCTTCGTCGGTGTATTCCGAGACCGCAAGCCCCGCTTCGGACAACCCGTATGCGGAGCGGCTATCGAACTTCCAAGCGACTTGGGACAAGATGACATCAAGAGGAAGTATCTAACCGAGTGGATTGCCCACACGACCATCGAAGCTCTCGGTGGTATAGGCATTGCCTTTCGGATGGACGATCCTAACCTTGGTGTCGAGTTTACTAAGATTGCGACGATGGTTACGTGGGCTGCTGAGGACGCTATCAAGGAGTGCGGTCTGTGATCAAGATCAATATGGTCCGACACCTAGATGGTCTCTCTGCGACCTACTCCGAGACTACTGTGGACACGAAGCACTATCACTCCTCCAAGATACTTGGTATCAAGGATCATGATGGGAACCCTGTGGTACAGATGTACCGTGAGGGGTCCGTGTATAACATCATGATCCAATTACTGGAGGCTGGGTATGCTGGTGAGGTGTTCCAAGTTCTCGAGGATGGGAAGATCATTATGAACGGGATCTTAAACTACAAGCATATCCCTACCTCATATAAACCGTAGATACCACGATAGCGGTGCCCTTATACGCTCAGGACGCGCGTGAGCGTGTATGGGGTACCGAGGGTACCCGGCGAGAAGAGATGCGCCTGT